CGGTGGCGGCGTTCATCGCGTGGCGGGTCGCGATCGAGGTGACGAGCTGGAGGAGGAAGCGGCTCTCGTTGTTGTCGACGGCCCCGAAGTCCGTGGCGAAGCTGGAAGCCGCCGCCTGGATGTCGCGCTGGCGCCGCGCGAGGTCGGAATAGCTCTTGGCGTAGCGCCCGACCGCCGATCGCGACACGCCCGCGCCCAGCCCACGCAACTGCTCGACGATCTCGTCGATCGTCGCACCGCGCGCGATCGCGGCGTCCACGGCGGCGCGGAGTGCGGGATCCTGCTCGATGGCGGAGCGCTGACCCACGGTCAGTCGCCCGTCTTGAAGCGGTGGACGCCCGCGACGTTGCGGAGGCGACCCTCGGCGAGGTCGCGGCCATCCTCCAGGATACGGGCGACCGTGTAGTTGCCGAGCCGCTCCGTCGCGACCAGGTGCTCGGCCGCCAGGAACTCCAGCGCCGCCAGCACGTCGCGGCGCGCCACCGGGTGCCCGAGCTGGGTCAGGTTCATCGTGAGGACGTCGTGGTTCAGCTCGCCACCGACGTCGTTCAGGAGATCGAGAATGGCGCGCCGGACGACCGGCGCGGCGGTGTCGGTCATGCAGGCCCCCTCATGCCGCGATCGAGGAGCATGTTGAGATACTGGTTCTGCGTCTCCAGCCGCCCGTCGATCGCCTTGATGCCGACCTCCACGCCGGTCATCCGGGCGCCGATCTCGCCGATGTCTTCCTGGAGCTCGATCCGCGTGGGTGACATCCTCGCCGCCTCTTCGAGCGCGACCACGCGGACCTCGCGACGCTCGCAGCCCGCGTCGATCCGGTCGACGCGATCGCGGAGAAGATCGAAGCGCGAAGCCGTGACGAAGCGCGTGGTCAGCGCCGCCAAGACGCCGCCCGTGGTCACGACGACCAAGCCGACGAGCACCGGCCAGAGCGTACGGATCAGGTCCAAGAAGTCGGGGCCGCTGCCGCCCGTGCCGGCGAACGCCGGCGACGCGACGAGCGCGGCGGCGATGACGATGGCGTGGCGACGGTGCAAGCGGCAACTCCCCGGCGGCACAAGCGACCGCGCGGGCGCGACAATGGGGTGATCCGTCGGCCCGATGTGATCGGACCGGGGACCAACCACGCTACTCGCCGAACAGGTCGGTCTGTCGGGGATCGGCGAGCGACCGCCTGGCGGGCGGCGCTGGCAGCGCGGTGCCCTCGCTCGTCTGGTTGATGAGCTTGCCCACGAACCGCCGCGACGTGCGGAGCAGGCGGGCCGCCTCCATGAGGTTGAGCTCGCTCGATCGCACCCGCGCGATCACACCCTGCCGCCTCGCGTGCATCAGCGCCAGCCTGCCCACCGGCAGCAGCAGGCGCTCGCGCCCGAACACCCGGCTGAGCTCGTCCGCCGCCTGATCGCCGAGCGCGTCGCGGAAGGGACTGCGCGTCGGGTCGGCCGGCACGTAGACCAACTGGCCGCCGAACCGCGCGACCAGCTCCAGCGTGGCACGCGCGCCGATATGGTCCGCGATCTCCACCATCAGCGGCGACCAGCGCTTGTCGGGCTGCACGTCGTCGGGGATCGGCAGCGTCGACGGATCGGGGAGCGTGGCGAGGTCGACCGTCACGGCTCGATCGACTTCGATTTCGCGCGGCGCAGCCGCTTGCCCAGCAGCCGGATCGCGGCGTCTAGCTCGCGCGCCGTCCAGCGCCCGCGATCGGTGGCGGTGAGCGCCAGCGCCGAGAAGACGTAGGCATCGGGTGTGGAGCCTACGACCGCGCGCGTGTCGATCAGCCGCAGCCAGATCGCGTCGACGACGGCCAGGCGCTCGGCCTTCGCCGCTTCGGTGCGATCCACCTTCGCCGGCCAGCGCACGCCGGCGCGCTGGCTCCAGCCCTTCAGCGCCTCGATGATCGGCGGCGCGTTGCGGTGGTCGACGAAGCGCAGATCGTCGAGCCCGGTCTGCCGCCGCACGAAGCCGGCCAGCGCCTGGTCGTTGGGGCTGTCGATCTCGCCCAGCCAGTAGAGCGTCCACCACAGCGCGCGCACCTTGGCGACGTGCGGCCGGTGGTGCATCGGCGCCTCGCGGCCCTTGTTGAGACGATCGAGCACTCGGCCGATCTCGGCGAGCGACATCTTCGACAGCGTCGCCTTGCCCGTCTCCTCCGCGTAGATCGCGCGGCGGTCCTCCTCGGTGAGCGCGGCGGCCTTGGCGGCGGCGTGGACGGCGCCGATCAGCTTGTTGCGGCTGTCCCGCTTCCCCGCCGCCGTGCGCAGCTTGGCGCCGGCGAGCTCGCCGAAGGAACGGGCGTTCACGGCTGCGGCTGCCGAACGGCGGCGAGGAGCGTGTCCGTCAGCGCCCGGAAATCGGGATTGATCTTCCGGAGCTCGATCGCCCGCTGCTCGCCGTGCATGATGGTGGAATGGTCGCGTCCAAGCACGCGCCCGATCCGGGAGTAATTAACCGCCCGCGATTCGCGCGCGACCCAGATCACCACGAAGCGCGCGAGGGCATGCTCCAGCACGCGCGACCCGCTCATGATGAGCTGCGAGGACACGCCAGTCTCTCGTGCGACGAGGTAGACGAGATCCCGCACGAAGTGGGCGCCTACCGGCGCGAGCCTGGGCACGCCGATGCCGATGATCCGCTCCAGCTCGGCGATGCGCGCTTCGAGCACCGCGTAGTCGGTAGGCGTCGTCATGCCGCGCGCTCCCGGTAGAAGCGCTGGCCGGCGAAGGTGACGCGGTAGTGCATCGTCCGCGCCCACGCTGGGCGGACGCCGGCGGCGTGATAATGCGTGGCGCCGCCGGTCGGATCGGCGTCGCGGTGCGCGAGGATGCGCTGAGCGAGCAGCTGCGCCCGCTTCCAGGCGCGCGCGTCGAGCAGCTCCGGCGCGAGCGAGGCGACGGCGCGCATCGCCTGTCGATTGCCGTCGCGCCAGCAAGCAAACTGCCCGCGCCGCCACACCGCGTGCGGCACGTCGACGTCCTGCCCCGACCGCACGCGATTGACCACGACGTGGCCGACCGCGCGCATGCACGCGTCCCCGCCCGCCCGGCACTCGCCCCACATCGTGAGCGCGAGGAGATGCGCCGCGACGATCATGCCGGCACCCCGTCGTGCTGCACGCCGTCGAGCAGGCGTCCGGTTGCGGGATCACGGCGACGCGTCGCTATGTGCAGCCGATTGTGCGCCGCCCGCGTCAGTAGCTCCAGATTGCCGAGCCTGTTGTCCGTGCGGTCCTCGTTCCGGTGATGCAGGATGAACCCGCGCGGGGGGCGAGGGTGGCCGGCGGCGCACCAGACCACGACATGCTCGTAAGCGTAGCCGTTCGGATCGGCGAGAGGGTGATCCTTGCCGACGCGAACCTTGACGTAACCGTTCGAAGCGACCGAGCTCCCGGCCTTCCATCGGTGCTGCCGCGAAGCCCTTGGCCGGTTGACGTGCGAGGCCGGGTTGTTCCCGCGCCCGACACCAGTCGCGCGCGTCATGCCGGCACCTGTCGAACGCGCAGGCTCTCGGGCCATTCCGCCATGTCACCGCCCTTCTTGCCGCTGAGCTTGGCGGCCGATCCGAGCTGCTTCACCAGCACTGGCACACCGGCGGCTAGGCATTGATCGACGATCGACTGCGCAGCGCCATCAGGCATCGGCCGCGCGCCGGGGCCGCTCTCGCCGCCGACGATAATCCAGTCGAGCGCGGAACCGTATCGCCGCGTTACGACGGCCCCGTATGGGTTCTCTCGCAAGCCGGTCAGCGCGTTCAGTCCCTCGTATCCATCCGCGAGGGCGTTGAAGTCCACCGGACCCAGCAGCGGCTCCATCGACAGGAACCGCTTCGCCGCCGGCGTCGCGAGCAGCTTGGGGATGTCGCGGTCGGCCTCGGCCTGGTTGACGACGGTGGCACCGAGCCAGACGTTTGGCTGCGGCGACGCGAGCCACCGTGCCGGCAACATCTTGCGAGCGTTACCGATGCGTTTGGTCAGGAACAGCCAGTCGAGGTTCGTCGCCTCCTCAACGAGCGGCCATAGATCCTCACGAGCACCGTCCGGCGCATCAGGGTCAAGCACGTCTGCCAGCGACGAGCAGAAGACGCGATATCGTACGCCCGCAGCCGCCGCCTCGCGGTTCCAGCGTCGGGGCTGCTGCCAGTTGCTTGTTGACGTCCGGCGTCGCGGCGCGCCCGGTCCCCAGTTGGGCGCGACGCCACCACCGAACCGCGCGTTCCGCGTCTCGGCGTAGCAGTGATCGCAGCCGGGCCCGACCTTCTGGCATCCCTCCCACGGGTTGAAGGTGTGGTGCGCCCACTCGATGCCGGTGTTCGCGACCATTATGCCGTCATCCCGTGCCGCGCCTGGTAGCGCAGCAGCGCTTCCAGCAGCCTGGCAGTGCTGCGCCGCGCATCCTCGTGAAAGCGGCTGGCGGAGGTGCAGCGGTAGCGTTCGACGATCGCCTTCACCCGCTTGCGCGAGAGTTCCAGCTCGTCGGCGATATCGGCCAGCGTCGCGCCGGCATCGAAGCGGTTCATCACCGCTTGCTCCATCGGCATCATGCCGTGGCCGCGCAGCTCGGGCGGCCTCACGCCGCCGCCCTCGTTGCAAGGTAGTCGGTCGCGCGGCGGAAGGCGTCCTCGTAGGCGCCCTCGCGGCCGGCGCGGAACGTCTCGACGAGCTCGGTGCGCAGGCCCTGCGGCAGCGCGCGCCAGTGCGCGGAACAGAACAGCCTGCCGCGCTGGACACGCTCCGGGCAACCGGCGGACGCGCACGGGCGGGTAGGCGCGTGGTGGACGATCCGGCGCGGCCGGGGCGGCGCGCCACGGCGCTCCAGCTCGGCGTGGATGCGGCTGGTCGGCACCAGCGTCAGGTCGGGCTCGGCGAGGTCGCCGGGCAGCGCGAGCTTGTGCGTCTTCGCCGCCGTGCGGACGAGCCGCCCCTGCGCGACCAGCGCGTCGACGAGGCGCCAGGCGCCCGACCGCGATGCCAGGCCGAAGCGATCCTGGAGCATCGACAGCGTGGGCGACACGCCGCCCTCGGCGAGCATGTCGCGGATGAAGTCGTAGGCCTGGAGCTGGAGCGGCGTCATGCCCGGCCCTCCGATCGGGCCTCGGCGGCGGCGCGAAGAACGCGGTGGGCGTAATCCTCGGCCTCGTCCGGCAGCAACAGGGCAGCGAATGTGTCGCCTGTTCCCAAGCACACCGCCACAGCCACATGCCGCCCACGGTCCTCGAGATCCTCGATCCCAAAGCCGACCGACGCACCCATCGGATCGACGTTACGGTAGCTTGCGACTAGTGCGGGCTTGAACTCTAGTGCCGCGCGAGGATAGCCGCCGCTCACAGCACGCCTCCCGCCCGGAGGCCGGCGGCGATCGGCGCCACCACGAGCAGCGCGACGCCGGTGATCGCCAGTCCCCAGCCGAAGCCGCGCAGGAAGCGGTGCGCGTCCTCGTCGAGCACGAGCCCGGTGCGGCCCTGGTCGTCGACGGTGAAGAAGCTGCCCCGCACCGGGCGGCCCCAGGCGTCGGTGTAGGAGCGCCGCGTCGGCACGGTTTCCGGCGGCGTGAAAGGCGTGTTCACTTCGCGTCTCCCTCGAGATTGTGCGCGCAGCCGGGGCAGTGGCGCCGGAACAGCTGCTGGTGGTGGTTGCGGGCGGGCTGGCCCTTGTTCACGGGCGTGCGGTGGCGCCGGCAGGCGGCCAGCGGGATCTCGTCGCCGATCGCCGGGCACCGGACCGCCTCGGCGCCGAGCACCGCGCGGACGCGGTTCTCCAGGTCGGCAAGATCGCCGGGGTAGCTCTTGCTGAGCGCGCGGTTGATGACGCTGGGCGAGCGGTCGATGCGCTCGGCGACGCGGCGCTGGCTGCTGGCGTCGCAGGCGCCGGCGAGCGTCCGCTCCCATTCGGGCATGTCGGCGCCCCAGGCGGCGAGAGCCCGCTCCAGCGCCGGGCCGGGAACATGGTTAGCAAACATGGTTAACCTACCCCCCCGCCATCACGGGCGGCGAAAGGGCGCAGCGAGACGACGCTGGGCGAGATGTCGCGGCGATCGCCGGTGTTGCGGTCGATGAAGGTGACCTGCAGGCGATCGTCGACGTAGCGGTGCGTGACGCTCGGCGCGAGGCGGCCGACCTTCCGGGTCAGTACGTAGGTCGCCGCCACGCCCCGGTAGCCGTTCCCGGCGGAGACCTTGCGCGCGTAGCCGGCGCGCAGCAGCTGGTTGACGAAGCTCTGCGTCGCACCCTTGGGCGCTTCGGCGGTCATCATCACCGTCGGAACGTCGAACCGCTTGAGGACGCGCACCGCCGTCCACAGCCGCTGGCGCTGGCTGGGCTGGCGCGGCTGCGCGGTGCCGCCGGCGATCTTCGGCGGCGTGGGATTGTCGTCGGCCATGACGTAGTGCCTCGGGCTTCCGGGTTGGACGGTGACGAGGCCGGCGCGTGCCCAGCCCGCGAGCGGGGCGAGCAGGCAGCGGGGCGTGGCCCCGATCGCGGCGGCGAGCTCGCCTAGGCGGCGCGGGGCGGGCGCGGCGCGCAGCTCGCGCCACAGCGGTTCGGATATCGGCGTCACGCGGTCGGCTCCGCGACGATCGGCGTGACGCGATCGAGCAGGTAGCAACCGGTGATGCCGTCGAGCCATATCACCGCCGTGTGGCCGGACAGCACCTGCGCCTGCGACCGGGTGGTCGTGGACATGCCGGTGCCGTCGTCCTTTCGGACGGTGACGGCCTGGCCGACGGTAAATCGCGTGTTGAAGACGTCGCACTGGCGCTGAAGCGCGGCTGTGTTGGGCCGCCTCACGACTGCGGCTCCGCAGCGGCAATCGCCGCCATCAGCGCGAGGCGACAGGCGAGCAGGTGCGGCGACGTCGGAAAGCCGAGGTCGATCAGATTGTCGAGCCAGCCTAGGACCGCCTTGGACGCTTCGAGTAGATCCGGTGCGGCGGAGATCAGGCGGGCGTTGGGTGCGCTAGTCTCCGGCGCGTGCGTCGCGACTTCGCAGATGCTCGCCTGATCCGGCCCGCAGACGAATAGCATTGGAACGGAGGAATTGAGGTTCACTTGTTCGAGACACCACGGCCCCGGTGTGTGCTGTACCGCCATCACGCTGCCTTCCCCCGGCGGGCGGGAAGCTCGCCGGTCAGCATCGGGCGGTTGCCCCACCAGGTGCGGTCGATCGTCAGCTCGCCGGCGTCGAGCGCCGCCGTCTGTGCGTTGCGCAGGTTGACGACGATCCGGCGGGTGACGCCCTTGCAGCGCTCCGCGATCGTCTCGACCAGGTCGTCGGCGATCGCGACGCGCAGGCAGTAATGGTCGCGCAGCTTCTTCGCGTCGTCGGCGGTGGCGGGCTGGGCTGCGGTGGCGACCAGGATACGGTTGTCGAACCGCTCCCACGCCTTGAGCTTGGCCGGCAGCGCCTCCTCGCCGATCATCAGGATCGGGATGGTCGTCGCGTCGTGGATGTCGCGGATGATGTCGACGAACCGCTTGGTAACGATGTGGTCCATCTCGTCGATGATGAGCGGGCGCGGCTCGGCGCCGAGCTGGTCGACGATCTGCTGGAGCAGGCGCGGCGCGGTGCGCTCGCAGCGCGTGATGCCGAGCTCGGCGGCGAGCATCTCCAGGAAGCTGCGCTGCGTCTCGATCGAGCGGCACTCGACGTAGGCGGCGTCGAAGCGGCTGGCGACGTAGGCGCCCGCCACCGACTTGCCGAAGCCCGACCAGCCGTAGAGCACGCACAGTCGAGGAGAGCCCTCGCCCGCGTCCTGCGCCTGCGTCATCGCGGCGAGCGCGAGCCTCATATTGGTGAGCGGCGCGTAGCCGCTGCGTTCGGGCACCGTCGCGGCGCCCGAAACGGGGTCGTTCATCTGGCCTTCTCCTGTCGTGCGGGGGTGGGTGCGCCGAAGTCTTCGAGCAGCATCTTCTCGGCTCGGTATTCGGCGGAGCTGGCGTAGGCCCGCGCGCGGGCGAGCGCGGCGACGTCGACTGTGTCGCCGGCGGCGGCCGCGAAGATCAGCGCGTCGGCGTCGGCCACCTTTTCGGCAATCGGGACGATGCGCGCGATCGGCCGCGCGACGCGCGCCTCGGCGCGGGCGA